TTAACTCTTGCATAACCATCGGGAATCAATTTATCGGCAATTTCATCGATTTCGAACTTTATTTCAGGGTCACAACTATTGTAGTATTTGTGATAAGATGTAAGATGAGAATTTACGAGAGGATTCCATTTTTTTAGCATTATTATATGGTGCACGAGTTACTGAATTATATCATTAAATAATCTTTAAGTATCTTGAAAGACACATCATTTGTCATTATTACATGTGCTAATATAGTTGCCAAAGCTTCATATGGATGCTCAAGTTGAATATTGACTCTACCTTGATAATGCTTTATTAAATTAGCATAATTGTTGTTATTGCTAATGACTATGTGATTATTAGTATCGGTTCCAGTGTATACATATGCATCTTTTAGTGTAGTCGGTTTAGGTTTATAGAGCATTATGTTGTACTTATTTTGCAACATCCTATATATAACGTTATTTATGTCTGGGTTACTTCTCTTTTTATCTTTAAACTCTGAACTAGGAACAAAGTTGTGAATTTCTAGCCCCAATGTGTATATTAAGAAATGGTTAAATTCAAATGGATACGTTCGTTGATAAATATGAATATATTCATGTATCAATAGTTTTATTCTATCGGTTTTTTGAAGAGAAAAGTAATAGTTTATAGGTAACATTATATAATCTTTTACCGTATGTGGATACCCATCCTCCAATAATGAATCTTTAAAAAACTTTACCGTGATTGCAATCATATCACTAAATCTAGGAAATAATTTTAACTTTAATTTAAATTCTTCAAAATCTTTCTCGAAAATGTTATTTTGTGTTGTCGATAGATTTACGAAAGAACTACTTTTTGTATAGTTACTCATTTTTCTTACTTTAAGATCTTGATCATTGAATGTTGAGATATACTGAGAATACATATCTTTAATATTATGAACAATTTAATATAAAAAAATGACTGATATTATACAGCACAATATATAATATCAAAATATTTTTCTGTATTTAAAGATTAGAACCAAATAGAAAAATAATAAACGCAATTATGACTGAATATGCGATAAATATTAAAACTGTTCAAGGAACTACATTTAAGATTTTAATTGAAGCATTGAAAGAGATTCTTACAGATACCGTGCTGATTATTAATTCTTCTGGAATGAGAATTTGTACATTGGATAGTTCACATATCATTCTCATTCATATGAAGTTGGAAGCTTCTAAGTTTGAGCATTACGAATGCAATGGAGAACAAATGATTGGCATCAATATGTTGAATCTCAATAAGCTGATTAAAACAATAAACAACAATGATACAATTTCATTCTCTATGTTTGAAGCTAACAAAAATGAACTTGAAATCAGAGTTGAAAACACTGATAAGAATACTCTCAAGATTTCGAAACTCAATCTTCTTGATCTTGACAATTCCAATATGGAACTTCCACCGGCAACATTCAATTCTGTGATTACTTTGCCTTCATCTGATTTCCAAAAAGTATGCAGAGATATTGCCAATTTGTCCGATACGGTTGAAATCACAAATACTGACGATAAGCTCATTCTCAAATGTAAGGGGGATTTCTGTCAACATGAAATCATCATGAATGATTCAGATAGCCTAAAGATTGAACCAGTTGAAAAAGGTGTGATTTATCAAGGTGAATTTGATGCAAAATGTCTGCTTCAATTTACAAAATGCACGAACTTGTCTAATGTCATCGAATTATATCTCAAAAATGATTATCCATTGATTGTCCAATATTCTGTTGGATCTCTAGGAACTATAAAACTATGCTTAGCTCCACAACAAAAAGAACTATAATTTTTCTAAAATTACATGCTATTATCTTTAAAAATTATATCCCCTTGGTAATTACGAGGAATATTAAAAATAGATTTATCTTTCAATTCTTTATTTTTGAACCAAATTTTAACTATACAAAAGTTCTTTTTTGGACTAAATGATATACCGTTAATGTAATCCCATTTATTTCTATGTTCTTCAATAAGTAGCTCTTCACCGAATAGATTTATAAGTATGTTTTCCGAAAACAATTTGATATTATCTTTCATGACTTTGAATGACAAAAATGAACCTTCTTTATTTAGAGGGTCGTCCCACTTTGGAAATATATGTTCTCTCATGAAAAAGAACATACCACTTTGAATGTAATTATCGAGTTCATTGAAAACTTTCCAGAAATCTATAATAGTACTAATGTCGCTAATCTTCACATATCCATCCCTCTCCCAATTGTTGGAAATAGGATTGTGAAAATAAACACTCCATATATCATTCAAAAAAATATCTTCTTCTTCAGTCATACTTATTAATAAGATTATCTTCGTGAACAATGTTTAAATAATTATGTTTTATCGATCATTTGTAAAAAAATGATCCTCTTTGGAATTGTATAAATAAGAATTTGACTAACAAAAATATTATTCAAACCAAAAATGACAATGGAATTTCCTCAAAGTCTTATTGATGAATACAACATTTATAAAAATTTTAAAAAAAACATCATTGAATGGTATAATAAATTAATAAAAAGTATTGAGGAAAACAACAAAGAAGAAGTGCTCACAATTTGGAGTACAAAAAAAGTTCACAGAGATAGTGTGCATGGAAACTATATCGAGTATCGTGGTCAATTTAAATTAAATAAAAATGATGAATTTCTCGATTACATAATAAATGAGAAAATACCTGGCTATTATTTTGTAGGTAACTCATTAAGTCATATATGTTATGAAATTACCAAAATGGAAACGATAGACCCACGAACATTAACAGAACCAGCGAAATATAAAATTTATATAAGAAAAATAGAAGAAACAAATGTTTTACAAAATGAATTCCCTGAATATTACAACAATACTTATAGACACCCTTTTACGAGAATAAAATTAACGTCACTAGCAAAATATGGATTTGTTCCACGAACTACAAATAAGCTTGACTCTGGTATAATAGAAGCATATAAGATAAATATGTAAAAAATAATCACTTAACAATACATACATATATTCTATTCATGTCGTTACCGTTAGTTTTTCTTGTAACTTTTTTGTTCATGGACTATCATTCATTATATTACGGCATTTCTTAAAGAATTCATCATAGCTTTTTATTTGCTTCAGTAATCCTATAATTGTTCCAAATTGAACTATATTCAGAGTAATAAGCAAGTTTCTCATATTTGACGGTGTTTATTACTTGTATGTTATTTTTTGTTTTTAAATTATTACATCATTATTTTTTAATTCATGAATATCCAGATTATCTGCATCAGTTAAATCCAACGTTGCATCATCGTCTAATGGTAATTCAGTTATTCTTTTATATTCTCCAACTGATATTTCTTCATCAACTAATGACCAACCAATTTTTTTAAAGCTTTCTGTTACATTATTATTACCTATCTCAACAAAAATATACTTCTTTGCAATTGCATGTCTTTTTTCGTAGTTTTCGTTGTGATTCAAATGATTGATTTTAATTTGAATATCAAATACACAACGTTCAGAACAAGCTAAATACTCAATATGCGAATCTTTTATATAGCTCACATAACACAACTCTAATTTTTCAAATGGATTATATACACTTACACCTGGAGTATACTTATTATGAAAACATAATTGTAACATTGGAACTATATAACTTATTTTATCATCATCATTAACATATTTTATGTAAAGAATCTGATTATGAAACATATATAAAAAAATGTATGAAAAAAAATGAATACATCTTATATACATATCATAAAAATCAAGGATAGTTGATATATATATATTCATTTTAAAAAAAAAAGTTATTTAATTTTAAATGAAAATCACCAAGAAATTCTTAAAATCATTAGAAGTGGATACTGTGAATGTTTTACAAACTATAGAGAAAAAAGATGTGATTCGATTGATTGACAAACTCGAGAAAGAATATCATGAAAAAGGTAACAATCTTGTATCAGATGATGTATTCGATGAAATTAAAGATTATGCCCTTTCTAAAGGATTCATAAAAAATAATGATGTCGGATCAAAAGTAGATAGCAAAGATGCTGTTAAACTCCCTTATTGGATGGGTAGTATGGATAAATATAAACCTCAACACGAAAAAGAACTCAATAGATGGATGAAAAAATATAAAGGTCCTTATGTTGTGACAGATAAACTCGATGGTGTCTCTGGACTGCTTGCAAATGGTGTTTTATACACCCGAGGCAATGGTTCACAAGGTAGAAACATATCTCATCTCATTGAACATCTAAAAATTCCTAAAGAAATACCAGACAATTGTGTCATTCGTGGTGAGATTATTCTTACCAAATGTGATTTCAACATTCTTGTTGATAACGGCATCGAACAAAGTAATCCACGAAATACAGTATCCGGACAAACAAATGCTAAAAAACCCAATAAAGATATCATCGAATATATGAGATTCATAGCATACGAAGTCATTGAACCACGATTACCTGCTAATGAACAAATTAAATTTCTTAAAAGCAAAGGATTCAATACTGTTCATACAGAGAATAATGAAGAAATATCAGTTGATATTTTGACTCATATGTTGAAAGTTCGACGTAAAGACTCTCCTTTTGAAATTGATGGTATCATTGTTACAGATGCATCAAAAAATCATGCGGTGAATAAAAGTGGTAATCCAGACTTTGCATTTGCATTTAAACTTCCTACACAAGCAGTTTCTACGATTGTCAAAAATGTTGAATGGAAAATATCGAAAGATAAATTTGTAATTCCAACAGTAGTATGTGAACCTGTTGCTTTAGGTGGAGTAACCATTCAAAGAGCTACTGGTTTCAATGCTAAATTCATCATTGATAATGGCATCGGTCCTGGTGCAGAAATAAAAATCATGCGCAGTGGAGATGTTATTCCATATATTAAAGAAGTAGTTAAACCTGTTGAACCTCAAATGCCTCCATACAAATATGAGTTCACTGATAACGGATTACATATCAAAGTTACTGATGTTGAAGATGATTCTGAATTATCGATTGAGATTCAATTAAAACAGTTTGAACACACTATTAAAAAATTAGACATAGATGGAGTAAAAGGTGGAACTATCAAGAAACTATTCGATGCCGGTGTGAAAGATGTGGAAGCACTATTTGCACTAACTGTCGAACAAGTAAAATCTTTTAAGATCGCTGGTTTTGGTGATATATCTATCAAGAGTATGATCGCTGGAATCTCTAAAGTTAAGAGTAATCTTGATTGTGTTCAGTTGATGGAAGTG